GGGGCCCCAGGGTGCTAAGCTACGCACCCACGTTGTGCACTGGTGTTTCATTCTGCCCTGAAAAGGTAACAGAATACCAGGTTGTTGCATGATTACTCTTCCGAACAGGGAGGTGGACTAGTGCCGAAGAAGTTTCGTGAGGTAACCAAGGTGTACCAGAGTGAATTCTCTGGGAACCACGGTAACTTCACTACCTCGGCCAGTCGTTGTACAGAATCTCAATCGATTCTGTCCACCTCGCATAATCCGGAGTATCGGCGATTAGGCCGAACTTCGAGCGACGTCGGAGGGCCCTTCTTCTCTAACAAGATGAAGTGGTCTGGCACTCCAAGTGCCGTCTCCCTACAGGGAGATGTTGTTCCGAGCAACACGGGATGGAAATCCCGTGGCGTGTTGATTCCTCCCTTCGTACTAGATCAGTCGAAGGTCGGGGTGTATGGCAGTGAATCCTCTCTTGCGAGTTGGATGCCTGCACAGGCGAGCGAAGCTCAACAGCTTGCCGCAGGTGCCACTGCCATCTCACGTGTCGCGCCGACCAATCCCGTCTGGGACGGTGCTACTTCGCTGGCTGAGTTGTATTCTGCAAAGGGGTTCTTTAAGGCCCCGTTCGCGAACAAGGATGGGCATCTGCCTACTTCCCTGAGCGATCTGCAGGATTTGTTCAAGCCACGAGGTATCGCGGGTGAGTATCTGAACCTTGAGTTCGGAGTCGCCCCTACCGCATCAGATATCCTTTCTTTGCGTGATGCTGCGCAGGAGAGTGAGAAGATCATCGCTCAACTCGAGCGTGATTCGGGCAAGTCCATCCGCCGCTCCTTGGAGCTCCCGGCCGTACAGGTCGCGGAATCGGAGGGCTATCAGGGTACGTTTCCCACTTTTCTGGGTGGGGGTACTCCGACAGCTTACGAGGTAGGGATGGGCACAATGTGGCTGAAGTCCAAGACAATGAGAACCCAAAAGTTCTCAGGCGCCTTCACGTACCATCTTCCCCCGAAGGGTACATGGCGTCGGAAGATTGCCGAACTGGATGCTGTTTATGGCATCCGACCCGGTATTGACACCGCTTGGAACGCAGTCCCGTTCAGCTGGCTTGCAGACTATTTCGGCAACGCTGGTGATGTCTTGAAAAACATCACAAGTTTTGCTCAGGACGGTCTAGTCCTTCGCTACGGTTATCTTACCACCGTGACGGAGACAATCTGGACTTGTACCTGGAACTATCCGATTCGCCGCGATGGCGATAGGAACGTTTGGAGTAGTTATACAGGTACGATGCAGTGCTCCTTTCGGACACTAAATCGTATGCCAGCGAATCCGTTCGGCTTTGGTCCTACTGGAATGCCTCTTACGGGGCGCCAGCAGGCCATCGTAGCTGCTCTCGGGGTTTCACTCCGCAAGTAGCAACCCAGCCGCAGGGGGTGTTAGTCCCCTGACGTCAGTTGA